TATTGCTTGCCCGGGGTAAGCCCTGAGAGCGTCGCGGTCTTCGTTGCCCCATACTGGCTTGTGGCCGGGGTGCCGTCCTTGCCGGGGAAATCCGCTGTCTCGGGGGGCACGGTGGAATCCCACGCACGCGTGTCCTCCGACCAGGACAGCTCGGTGCCGTCGTTGTCGGTGCCGTCGTCGAAGGCCATGACCACCTCTGCCGACTCGCCGTCGCGTGCCTTCTCTACCTTCCATATGGCGCAGCTCGCCATGCAGGTGAACTTTGGCGCCTCGATGAAGAGGGCCTCCGCCTCGACCGGGCTCCCGTGCACGACGAAGTTGTCGCTGGTCGACTTGATGCGGTAGTAAAGCCTCTCGCCCGGCTTCGGGTCGGCCTCGTCGTAGGAATCGTAGAGGTTCTTGCAGTCCTTGTTGTCGGTCGCCCCGTCGACCTCCTCCCACTCGTCCTCGCCGTGCCTGCGCTCCAATTGCACGTGCTTCGTGTTCGCACCGACGCTCTTGACCTCCACGTTGATTCGGCCGCCGAGCTTCTTGTCAGCGCAGGTTATGCTGCCGATTGTCGCCGCGGACGGCATCGCGATGGTGAGCTGGTGTTTCCCGTCGGAGGTGTACTTTCCGCTGTCACCGGCCATGCCCTGCGCATATGCGTTGCAGGTCAGGGTCACCGACTTGCCTGCCTGGAGGCTGGTGATGTAGGACGAGACGTCGTATTCTTTGGACCATTCGGCCTGCTTCACGGCCGTCTTGGACGTCAGGGTCTTGTTCACGCCGTTCTGCTGCTTGATGACGACCTCGACCTGGGTCTGCGTCCAGGGATGCAGGTCGTCCTCGGTCGACGTGACCGTCACGGTGGCTGTCGCGTTCTCCGGGTCCCATTCCCACTCGACGGTCGGCGTCGGCGGGGCGTAGACATTTAGCTTGACCCAGCCCGAGTCCTTGTAGAAGGACTTCCCCTTGAACTCCTTGTACTTTTTCTCTTTTGGAACCTTGTGGATGGCCCTCACGCAGGCTGCGGCGGACGTGATTTTGTGTTCGCCCTTCGGGTACACGTCGGTGAGCTTGAATTTCCCGGCCTTCTTCGACGACCCTTTCTCGAACTCGGTGATGTAATGCGTTTCGGAGGTGGAGGATGGCTCCAGCTCCCTCTCGACCTCGTTCTTGTCGCCTCCCGCCGTTCCGTCGCTTGCACGCACCCAGAAGAGCTTCCACTTGACCTTGATCGCCGTATACTCCTTGTTCCCGGATGCATACGAGTTCTTCCATTCCGCCTTCCACGTGAGGTCGTCGCGGCTCAGGGTGAGCGCCGTCGGGGCGGGCGGCGTGTATGTCTTAGAGGATGCCATTGGTTAATCCCCCATTCTCAAGATGGATTGCAGCTTGCTCGCGACCCCGTTTGCGAGGTCTGCGGCGTTCGAGTCGGCGCTGTAGTCGAGGTTGACCGTGAGGTTGACCGTGCGGCTGTTGCCACCTGGAATCTCTGATGCAACCGCCCTGGCGAACGGGCGGACGTAGCGCCTGTTGGAGAGCGGCACGACCGCGCCACCGGCGTTGCGCATGTGGAAGATGGCCTCGGCACCGGCCTCGCCGACCCAGCCGATGTTCGTCATCATCGCGTGGGTGGCGATGCCGTTGATTCCGCCCGCCGCGTTCCTCGGGATGAGCGCACCGGAGGCGTGCGCCGGGACTATCGCGCCGGATGCGCTGCCGCCCGTCGTGCTCTTGTGCGTCACGACATACGTGTTCGCGGTCTTGCCGTCGAGCGAGTTCAGGCTATCCCGGATTTCCCGGAGGATGCCAAGCGCGCCGCCTGAGACAGTGACGGACACTTGCCCGTCGGGAAGCTCCTTGATGGCCTTCGCGAGGGCGTCTACCTTGCCCTGCGCGGTGTCCACGTCCTTCGAGTCGATTTTGACTGTCCCGTTTATGCCCTGGCCGACGGCTGACTTGAAGGTCTCCCAGGAGGCGTTCGCCCCGTCGATGCCGGACGTGTCGACGCTGATGGAGGTGCTGACGCCGATGTTGCCAATCGACTTCAGCTCGTCGATGAGGCTGAGGAAGTTCTCGACGCTCTCGTTCTCCTCGGCGGTGATGTTGATGTCGACGCCCTCGGCGGCAACGCTCTGGGCCTCGCTGATGTCATCTGCAAGGTTCTCGACGTCTTCCTGTCCGGTCACCTCGGTGTCGACCTCGACGGCGTCATCGGTGGCCTCCTCGGCCTCGTCGATTTGGGCCTTGACTTCCTCCCAACCGGAGCTCGTCCATTTGAACTCCCGGCCGCCAATCGTCGCCGACTCCTTCTTCAGCTCGATGACCTGGTCCTTCGCCCTTAGCACGCCCTCGTCGTCGACGTTGAGGTCAATCTTGTTGATGTCCATTCCCGCCGCGTTGAGCAGGTCAAGCTCGCTCCTGATTTTCGAGAAGTCGCCGCTGGCCGCAGTGTACAGGGCATTGAACGCTCCCGAGCTGATGTTGGCGAACTCGGTGGCCGAGATTCCCGCCCCGCTGAGGGCGTTGGCGAGTTCGGTGCCGCCCATCTTTGCGGTGGACGCGGCGCTCTTCCAGGCGTCAGTGGAGCCGGTGATTGACTCCATCTCGGTCTTGTACTGTGCGGCGATGGAGCGGGTTTTGAGGCCGAGCGTGTCTAGCACCACGCCCATGTCATAACCTGAGTTCCGCCAAGCCTGGACGGCTTCGCCCCATTCGACTTGCGAGACCTTATTGAACTCGTCGACGGTCAACCCCGCGTTCTGCAACCCCCTGGCGAAATCGTCCATCTCGTTCCCGGAGAGCATGCCATAGAGCGTGGAATGCGCCTTCGCGAGGTTCTCCACCGAATGATAGGACTCTTGGGATGCCGTGACCGTGGCGCCGAGCGCAGCCGTGTCCCTGTCATACGCTTCGGAAAGGGCGTCGACCTCGGCCCTCGCCGCGGAAACATCCTCCGTGAGCTTGCGGTAGGTGTCAGTGACGTCCGTGAGGGAGCTCCAGTCGGGATTCGCCTCCTTGTGCGCCTTCTCGTACTCTTGGAGAGCCTTCGTCGACTCGGTCCATGTCGCGATGGCGGTGTCGAGCTGAGAGCTGTCCTCGGCGATTTTCTGCTGGAGCTGGTCGACTTTGATTTGCTCTTGCTTCTTTGCGATGTACTCGTTGATTGCGCCGGTCACGCCATCGATGTTGCCCTTCTCGTCCGCGAGCACGCCGTTCACGGCGTCGAGCACCTTGTATTGCGTGCCGCACTGCTCGTTGACGAGCTCGACGGCGGCCTTGAGCTCTCCCTGCGCGGACACGTTCCCGCTGAGGTCCGTGTTGGCGTATTTGTTGATAATCCTTTGGGCCGTCCTGAGCTGGCCGATGTCCTTCTCGGAGGATGCGAGCCGTTCGTTCTGTTTGTCTACGAGTTCGGCGGTCGAGCTAACAAGCTCGTCGACTGATTTGGCCGCGCTTCCGGCTGCGCGGGATTGGTCCTCTAGCGCCTGCTGTTCGGCGCTCCCCAGAAGCGAAGCGCGGCGCGACACGTCGACGATTCCCTCCGTGGCCTTCTTGAACCGCTCCTGCTTCTCTATCTGCGCCCTCATGGCGTCGCCCATCGCGGTGACGCCCGCGATGATGGCCGTAATTGCGATGAGCACAGGCGTCTTGCTGAGACCGGTGAGCGCCCTCTGCAAGCCGAGGTTCGCGGCCATGCCCGCCTTCGTGCTGACATTCAACGTGTTCAACTTCGCTGCGGCGCCGACGAACGCGCCTTGGATGCCGACGAAGCCCGTCCTGATCTTCTCGAATACCTGGAAGAACGTGCCGAGACCGACCGACACGGGGCCGATGGCGGCAAGCAGGATGCCGAACTTGACGGCAAGCTCCTTGACGTCATCGGGCAGGTCGTGGACGAACCCGGTCAGCTCTTGGAAGGTGCCTCCGAGTTCTTTCAGTACGGGAACGGACGCCTCGCCGAGCTCGACCGCCAGGGCCTTCGCGTTGTTGCACATCTTCTGGAATTCGCCGGAGAAGCCCTCTGACTTCTTCTCCGCTTCGCGCAGGGCGTCTCCGGCTTCCTCTATCGAGCCGTCTTTTGCCACGTAAGACATGCCCTTATACGCCGTGGATGCCATCTCCAGCGATTCGCCGAGGATGTCGCCGGTCTTGGCGGCATTCGCCATCTGGTTCGCGAAGCCCTCGAGGAGCTGCTTGTCGCGGACGTTGCCGATTTTCAGCTCCTTGAGGAGCTGGTTGACGGATTCGCCGCTCTCCTGCATCTCGCCCATGCCCTTGACGAACGCGTACATGGCGCTGCTGGCGTCCTCCTGGAACGCCTGCCTGAACTCGTCGCACGACATCCCAGCGACGCTCGCCCATTTCTCCAAGTCCTCGTCAGAGCCGTTCACGGCGTTCTCCATGTTGCCCATGAAGCGAATCATGGAGGAGCCCGCCGCCTCCGCCTTCTGGCCGGTCGAAACCGCTGCGGTCGCCCACGCGAGCACCTGGTCGGCGGACATGCCGACGACCTTGCCCATGCCCATGAAGCGCATCGCGGAGTTCATGATGTCCGATTCCATGGCGGGCATGTTGTTGCCGAGTCGAACGAGCGAATCGCCGAAGTTGTCGTACTGGTCGACAGTGATGCCCATGACCGTCGCCATCTTGCCGAGGTCCTCGGCGATGGTGTCGGAATCCATGTTCGTCGCGATGTCGAGGTTGGACACCGTATGGCCGAATTCCTCGAGGTCGCCGACCATGATGCCGAGCTGGCCGCCCATGGCCTCGATTTCGAGCATGGTGTCGGCAGATGTGACGTGCGTCCGCGAGAAGTCGACCGCGGCTTCCTTCAGGTGCTCGAAGTCCTCCTCGGTGCCGTTGACTGTCTTGCGCATGTCTCGGTATGCGGAGTCGACGTCTTTCGCCGCGTCAATCGCGTACCTGCCAGCCATCATGACGGCCGGGGTGAGGGACGCGTACATGCCGAAGCCGAACTCCCTCATGCCCTTGCCGAGGTTGGACAGGGCGCGGAGTTTCGATACCTGGGTGTGGAGCGCCGCGGCCTGCACGGTCGCATCGGCCTCAGCCGCTTTCAACTCATGGAACTTGGTGACAAGCGCCGCCACCTCATGCCTCCCGCTGAGCGCGGCAAGCCTCTCCCTGAGCCTCGCGACCTCATCGGCCGCGGATTTCGACGCGGCCCGCATCTGCTGGAATTCCTCTGATTGCTTGTCGACGCCGAGCGCCCTCATGTTCTTGAGGGCCTTGCCGAACTCCCGGGCCCTTTCGGTCGCGAGCGCGATTCTGGTGCCGAGCTGGGTGTACTCCTCCTCGACCTTCATCGCCTGTGTATATGCCTGCTTGGATTCGTATGCCTTGCCCTTGAGAGCAGGCTCGGCCTTGATTTGCTCCAACGCCCGGTGGATAGCGGCGGTCTTCTGCCGGAGCGTCTCCTCCGCTGCGGCCACTGCGTGAATCTTGGCGGTCGCGGCCTCGATGCTCTTCGGCGTCGCCTTGTACGCGGCAATCATCTTTCGTGCGTTTTCAACCGCCTGGTCGGATGCCGCCTCAAGCCTCCTGATGCCCTCGACCGCGCTGCCGAGGCCGCCGCCCCTACCGAGGGAGTACATCTCTGTCTTGAGCCTGGCCGTAGCCGCCACGTCCGCCTTTACGGCAGACTCATACGCCTGGGCCTCCATCCTCGCTGAACGGTATCCCTGCACGGCGTTCATGACCTTCTGGCTGTCGGACAGTCGCCTGTGGCTTTCGCGCAGCCTCTCGAGGATGGCGATTAGCCCCTTCGCATCACCCTTCTGTAGGTTGAACAGCTTGTGGACGCCCCTGCTCGACGCAACCTCCAAGTACCTGTTCATCTCTGCGGTGAGCTCCTTGGCCTTCTTGCTCGTGCCGCCATAGGCACGCCTCATCGCGTTGATGTGCTTGGTTACTTCCTTGGAGTCGACAGCCAGCTTGTTCTGGGAGGCGTAGACCCTCCTGACGGCGTCGTAGATGTGCTCGAGCTGGGCGTCGACGCTGTACAGCTCGTCCCTGATTTTCTGCGTCTTGGCGAACGCCTCGGTCGTGGAGTTGGCGAGCTTCTTGAACTGCTCGGACGTTATGCCCGTTTTCGCGGCCAGCCCGCCTGCGGTCTGCTCCGCCTGCTTCATGGCGGTTCTCACCTTTGTGAACGCCCTGGCGGAATGTATGGCCTTGTCGCCCATGAGCTCGATTTTCGACTGCATGAGCGCGATGTTCGACGGGTCGAGCTTCAACGCCTTGTCAAGCGTGTTCATCTGCTTCTGCGCCGCAGCAGCGCTGGTCTTGATGGAGTCGATGGCCGAGTTGAGGGGGCGTGCGTCGGCACCCAGCCGTATCGTCAAGCCACGGAATGCATCGGCCATATCCAGCTCCTTAGAGTTTCATGAGCGCCTTCACGTCGGAGTTATTCGCGTCGACATACTCCGTGACATCAGCGCCTTGCATGTCCTCCCATTCGAAGAGGAACTGCATCAGGTGGGTGTACTTCATGTGGCGCATGTCCTCGAGGGACAGGCCAGCGTCGAGGCCGCACAGCATCATCTGCGTGTACGGCCTCGGCGACTTCTTGCGGTCTTTACTCTTCCCGTTCGAGGTCCTCTTCGGCAGTTGCGGTACGAAAAAAGCAGTCCGATACCTCTTCGCCGATTTGCTCCTGGACGAGCCACAGGTTCACGCCCTTCGTGGCCTTCGACCACTGCATGAAACCGGGCGCGGACGGGTTCGCGGTCTTGATCGCGGCCCACAGCACCTTGGAGACGACGTTCCAGCTCACCTTGGTGAAGTCGACGCTGGCGATGTAATCCCCCGGGCTATCCAGGAATTTCTGGACATCCTCGGGCTTATCGCCGATTTCGTTGAACTCCACGGACGGCTCTGCGGTCTGGATGCCGAAGAGGTCCTGGATGAGGTCGCGCTTGAACTCAGCCTCGTAAAGCTGCGCCGTGTAGAACGAGACCTCCGCCCCGACCTTCTCCCCGTTGATTTCAGCCTCGAACATTCAGCCCCTCCTTTAAGCGGAAAGGCCGGACTCGCCGGACGCGCCGGGAACGACGACTGCGTCGAAGAACGCAGCGTACTTGGCGGCGTTGTCGGTGGTCTTCTCGATGTGGCCCTGGACGATGTTCTTCTTCGCGCCGCCGACGGTGAACTCCTGGGCCGCGATGCGGATGTTCAGGGTGTCGGTGTCGACGTCCGGGGAGTCGTTCTTGGTGTTCGCGTTCAACTCCGGGCGGGAGGCCTTGCAGTTGTAGAACACGAAGCCGATGGGGCCGGAGTCGCCCTGCATCTCGGTGATGAGCGCGAACTGCGCGGGTTCCGCATCGGTGACCTCGTACTGGATGCCGGACTCGGGGTCGACGACCTCGCCGAGCAGGTCGACGCGCATCACATCGGTGATGCGGGCGAGCTCGAGCTCTGCGGAGTAGCCGCCGTTGGTCCCGGCGAAGGTGAAGTAGACGCCGTTGTCGGCGTAGAAGTCGGAGCTGTCGCCGCCCTCGATGGAAAGGGACAGGGAGACAGCGCCCGGCGCCGCCTTGGGGGTGCCGTAGGTGCCCTCGTCAGCGTTGAAGAGGGCGTACTTGGTGTTAGCCAAGCCGAAGCGTACTTTGTTAGCCATCGAATTCTCCTTCGATTTGGTAGAAGGTGTAGACGACCTGGAGCATGCCCTCGTCGTCTACCCATTGCTCGTCTCTTGTGATGGGGCCGAACTCCGCCCTCAGTGCGTCGGCCAGCGCCGTTTCCAGGGCCGCGTCACGGCGTGACTCGTACAGCTCGACAATCCATTTGTGCCGCACTGCGATTTGGATGTCACCGGCGCTGATGGGCTTGTCGTAGTCCAGGAGGTAAACCGCGAACGGGAGGGCGGGATGGCTGTTGTCGGGCCACTCCATGTGTCGGCAGGGGACGTGCTGCGAGACGGCTTTGTAAACGTCTTCGTGGCTCATTTCAGCGCCTCCCCAACGGCTTTCTCCACCTTGTCGATGAAATCCTGCTGGATTTCGGTGAAGGCGGGGGCCATATGCGGAAACGCCCTCGTCCTGCGCCCGTTGATGGTCACATGCCCCTTTTCGAGGAGGTGAACCAGGCCGGGCTTGTTCTTGTTGCCGATTTCCCCTTCTGTGACGATACCCTTCGTGACGTGCGACTGGAAACCCTCGATGTAATCGGCCGACCACTCGTGGACGCCACCTGCTGAGGCGTGGTCCTTGACCGTGTTGACACCCTCGCGGATGGCACGCTCGGTCGCCTTGCCGATTTTCTCCTGGCAGGCATACGGGATGTCGCCGATAAGCTCTTCGATGCCCCTGGCGAAGGCGTCGACTGGAACGGTGAGGTTACGCACGGTCGTACCCCTTGTCCGACCGTCTCCGCTGGAGCAGGAGCCTGGTGAAGTCGCCTTGCTCCATCCGGGAGAACACCGAATAGTCCTTGCCCCGGTAGACGACGTCGAGCTCGCCGTGGTAGTCGCACGTGCGGAGCTGAATCTCGTCGTCTGCCTCGTAGTTTGCCATCTTCGCCGTCGACCATGCCTGGGTCGCCACCGTGTAGGAGTTGCAGTACGCCTTGAAGCGCGTGACCTTCTCCTGCGGGACGCCCTCGGCGTCCGGCTCGTACGACTTGCCCAAGAGCACGCATGTCTCCTTGTACCGGGTCATCACGCCCCCACAATCTCGAACGTAGCGGAGACGACCCCTCCGTAGGAGCCGGTGCCCTCGATGTACGCGGTGGCGGTCCCGACCTCGACGTTGGACGCGTAGCGGACTACGAAGTCCTCGTTCAACGCGAGCCCTGCCCCGTCGAAGGAAACCACCGGGACCGGCCTGACGGTGTGGCCCGTGTATGGCTGGTCGGGGATGTCCGCGACGACGCAATCGGCCATGCTGGTCCTCCAACACGCGATATTCGCGGAGAGTTCAGCAAGTCGACGACAGTCTGGTTGTACGACCCCAGGAACTCGGGCCGCTCGGAGTTGTCGTAGCCGAAGTGGGCCTTGACGTAGAGCATCGCGGCCTGCTTGACGAGCGGGGACGGCTTCTCCGGGTCGAGCAGCGTCGGCACGATGCCGACCCGCGTGAGGTCGGCGAGGGCCGCGTCGATGAGGGCCTGGAGCTCCCCGTCGAAATCGCTCGTGTACGTCGGTTCCCAGCCCTCCTGGTCGGGCTCGATGCCCGACTGGTCGGGGATTGGAACCGGGGACACCCGGACGACCGTCCTTATTTCGTCAAGCAATGCCATGTCTACTCAGCCTTCTTGCGGGTGGTGCGCTTCGCTCCGGCCTTGGAGGCGCGAGCCTCCGGGGTCTGCTTCTCTGGCTCGGCTGCGCCGACGAGCGGCTTGCCGATTTTCTCCATGCCGATGGAGTTGATTTCCTCGAAGCGCTCACGCGACACCACGAACACCTCGCCGCGCTTGCGGTCGAGGTCACGCAGGTTGTCGTGGAAGTCCACCAGGGTTACGACATTCATTTGCCCCTCCTTTAGGCGGAGAGCCCGGACTCGCCGGAACCGACCGTGTACTTGCAGAACGCAGCCGGGTACTCGACCGCGAGCACGAAGCGCTGGTAAGCGCGGAAGCTCACGAGGCCGTGGCTGAAGTCCTCGCCGTCGTAACCCATGTCGAAGCGGCGCCCGGAGGTGTGCTCGTAAATCGTCGCGCCAGCCTTGAACGCGCCAAGGATGGACGTGCCGGTCGTGAGCGCCGGGGTCGGGACGATGGTGATGGTGTTCCACAGGTTGCGGCCGATGGTCACGCCGTTGCCGTACACGAAGCCCGTGGGGCCGCCGAGCACGTACTGGTCGGCGTTGTTCTTGAGCTTCATGAGGGCGTCGTAGTCCTCGTCCGCCAGGAGCAGCGTGTCGACGTTGAAGTTCGGGGTGGCCTTGCGAATCTTGGTGCGGTTGTCCAGCAGGGACTCGATGAAGTCCATGTTGTAGGCGGTCGCGGTGTCGGTCAGGATGCCGGAGGCGTTGGTGATGCCGGTGATGTTGTTGCCGGTGCCGTTGCCTGCGACGAGCTGGTCTTCGACGACGGTGTCCAGGTTGTAACCGGCGCGTGCGTTAACGTGGGACACGAAGCGCGGGGCGTCGGTCAGGATTTCGTCGGTCTGCTTCCAGATGGCGGTGACCTTCTTCAGCTCCGCGGAGTGGCGGACCGGGTCGTTCACGTGAATCTGGGAGAAGGCGCCGGCCTCTGCCGTCATGGCGGCGGAGCCGTCAAGGGCGCCCTCGGTGTACCACGCCACGGTGTCCTTGTCGGTCATCTCGTGGTTGAACAGGCCCCAAATCGTCATCGGGCGGCGATAGCCCTCGCGGATGGTCGTGTCGACCAGGGTGAGGGTGTCGTCATAGTAGTTCGGGCTGTTCTCGCCTGCCAGCTCGCCGACGGTCTGGTTGTCGGTGGCTGCGCGGAAGGACATACCGGCAATCTGGAACTTGCCGTTCTCGCGGGAGTAGCCGCGTTCCTGCATCTCGTTCCACATGCGGTCGCCGAGCGTGCGGGCCTTGAGGATTGCCGGGGCCTGGCGCTTCTGGGTGGAGCCGACGACGTTGCCAGCGCCGCCGATGACCTCGAGCGCCTGGTGGTTGCGCAGCTCGGTCAGGGCATTGCGGCGTGCGTCCTCCGCCTTGATGGTGTTCAGCTCTTCGTCGATGGAGCGAATCTGCTCCTCGGTCGCGTCCTCGGGCAGATTCTCTGCCAGGGACAGCACCAGGGAGCGGCGCTCCTGGTACAGGTCGGCGTTCAGGCCGCGGTAGGCCCGAGCGTCCATTGCGGTGAAGTCCATGACTTCTCCTCTCTAACGGATTGCCATACGCTTGGCCCTCAGCGCAAGCTCCCTGCGCTGGCGGTCAAGTTCGCGCTGCTGCGACTCCCGCAGCCGCCTGGCCTCGATCTCTCCGTTAACGAGGTGACGTGCGCTGATTTCCGTGTTCGGGTCCGCGGGGTACGATACCGCGCTGACGTCGAACATCTTCTTGACCCGCGTGATGCGGGTGGTGAAGACCTTGTTCTCCCTGTCCTCGGTGTAGACCTCCTCCGCCGGGATGAACGCCCAGCTCATGCGGGTGACGTTGCCCACGGCGATGTCCTCGTACATCTGGCGGGCCAGGGAGGTCTTGGACAGGTCGGCTGCGATGAAGAGGCCGTGGTCGTTGGCCTCGAAGTGCAGCGTGTCGTTGGTGTTGCGGGCGTAGACCCGGCCCTCGTGGTCGTACTGGAAGATGACGTCCGACATGTCGGTGTCGTCCAGGGCGTGGCGGTCGATGACCTCCACGTACTTCCAGCCGTCGTAGTCCTCGAAGAGGGTGTACGGGTCCTCGAACGTGGTGGCGTAGCCCTCCACGTAGTATTCGCTGTTGAAGCGGTTGCGCGGCTTCTCCTCCGCGATGTCGTCCGGCTCGTCGACGTTGGGCACGAACAGCGGCGTGCTCATCATGCGGTACTGTCGCTCATCGGGTTTATTCGGCATTTTCTGACCACCTGTCCTGAGTCGTGGATGTGACGTCTCCCGTGTCCGTGTCGCCAGCGGAGCCGTAGCCCTCGCCGTCCGGGCGCTGGATGTCGGCGTCGGACGGGTCGAGGTCGCCCTCGGAGTTGTCCGAGCGGACGCCAGCCTTGGCCTCCGCCACCGCCTTCTGCGCCTGGAAGATTTCCTCGAGGGTGTGGCCGACTTTGTACTCGCCCCGGAGGATGAACACGTCCCCTCCCTCGATTGGCGGGAGCTGTAGGATTTCGCGGCCCTCGTTGATGGTCATGAGGGCGCGGTCCGTCATGTCCTTGTTCATGTTTCGCTTGGAGGCCGCGGATGCGTATTCCAGGCGGTTGGAGGAGAACGTGATGCGATTCGCGGGGCGTTCCCTCATGGTGAAGGTCGCCATCGACATGGCCTCACCCAGATGCAATGCAAAGGGCTCGACGATTCCCTCGTAATACGCGTCCCACGCGTTCTCGTCGTAGCTGTTCTGGAGGATTCGGCGGTTGATGCCGAAGTAGTCGAACACGTTGTTCTCGATGCGCTCCATCTCGTCGCTGGGGATGGTCCAGTTCTGCGCCTTGAGCTGCTCGATGGAGGAGAACGTGTTGTCGTAGACCATGAGCGGCGTCTCGTTTGCGTCCGAAAGGTTCTGCTCGGCGAAGCGCCTGCGCTTCTTGTCCTGGTCCTCCTCGCGGACGTTGCCGTTCAGGGCGCCGATGAAGCGCACCTGCGCGGAGTCGTTGATGGACTGCTTCTGGGCGTCCTCCTGCGCCTTGAGCATGGAGAGCGTGCTCGCCAGGATGTTGCCGTCTCCGAACCAGTCGGAGAGGTACTGGAAGCGCGTGATGATTGCCACGTACTTCAGCTCGACCGCCCTCGTGTCGCCGTCGGGCATCGACCAGCGCAGCCAATACTGCCCGGCGTGCTCCACCACCTCGGCGGATGCCAGCGGCACCGGGTAGTAGCCGATTTGCACGTTGCTCCCCGGCTTGTACTCCGGGACGACGCAGACCGTGGTGTTGTTCATGTAGAGGGTCGCGCACCGGTAGAGGAACTGCGGCCAGGTCTGGAACTGGTTGGGCGAGGTCTCGACGGCCCTGCGGATGCGCGGGCGTGCCGACCCCTCGATTTCAGGCTTGAGCTTCGAGCATGCCGTGGCGAAGCGGTCGATGACGCTGCGCACCAAGACCTGCTGGTAGATGTCCCCGCTCCAGCCATGGGTGTACGGGACGGCGCCCACCGTCTGCACGGCGGTCGCCACCGGTATCTTCTTCCCGCGTCCGAGAATCTTATCGAGGATATTCGCCATATGGCCTTCCGACTGTCCCTCTTATGGTACACTGCACTAGTATATGTCCTGTTTAACGTACATTTTGCCCTCAAACAAAATGGGGTTCTGAGGGGCGAAATCGGGAGGAGCCGGATGGCTACCAAGACGAAACTTGAACAAGCTGTGGAGAAGCAGGCGGGCGAGCTAAACCCAGCTCAGCGCGAGCTTCTGATGTCGCAGTTCGACACCTACAAGTGGAACAAGGGGCGCATAAAGGAAATTGAAAACGCGCTCAACGTGTCGAAGCTGGCCGGGAAGGAGGTCGACCCGAAGGACCGGAAGTCGCTCATGAACGAGCGGCACCAGCTCACCACGGCGAACGTGAGCATCTCCACGAAGCTGTTCATGCTGCTCAAGGGCACGGGAGCGGAGCCGGACGAGTTCGAGTCGTTCTTCATGAACAAGAAGGAGGAGTCGTGAAATACGAGTACCTCTACGTATGCGACGGCCAGGTGCCGGAATGCAAGAAGACCCACTGCCACCACAATGGCACCGGGAAGTGCAGGCACACCACGGACGAGTCGCACGCGCTCTACCCCGCCCCGCATGAATGGGCTTGGGAGGCGAAGGACGCGAAGAAGCACACGTTCTGCGAGGCGGTGAGGTAGATGGAGAAGAACTGCGGCAACTGCAAGCACAAGGCCGCTGAGTCCAGGGACGAGGAGGGCAAGCGCATAGTCGATTGCGACATCAACTTCCGCCAGATGTACTCCCCGTGGGCCGAAGAATGCAAGCATTGGGAGAGCCATGACGACTAAGCCCGAGTGCGTCGATTACTACGAGCAGGTTCTCGACGGGAAGATCGTAGCCGGAAAACGCCTGAAGCAGCTCTCCGAGCTCATGCTCGGGCGCATCCAAGACAGCTATAGGGACTGGCATTTCGACTACGAGTATGCGAACAGGCCAATCCGCTTCATAGAGCACTTCTGCTACCTGCCGTCGGGAAAGCTGGGACGACCGTTTGAGATGGAGCCGTTCCAGAAGGCGGCAATCCAGGTCATGTACGGCTTCGTCGACGACAGGGGATTCAGGCAGTTCCACGAGGCGCTGTGGGAGCTGGGTCGTAAGAACGGCAAGACCAGCCTCTCGTCGGCGCTTTTGCTTTTCGCGCTGATGGCTGACGGCGAAGGTGCGCCGCAATGCTACACGAGCGCGACCTCACGCGCCCAGGCTTCGCTCGCATATGGCGCCGTGCTCAAGATGGTGAAGCAATCCAAGATGCTCTCCAAGAGGCTGAGGAAGGGCACCGTCCCGGAGCGCGGCGAGGACGGCATCATCTTCGATGCGAACATGGGCTACATCACCCCGCTGACCAACCAGACGCGGCACCTCGACGGCCTCGACGTGCACTTCTGCCTGTTCGATGAGCTGGCGGCGTGCACGAACCGCGACCAGTACGACCTGTTGAAGCAGGGCATGTCCGCACGCGACCAGCCGTTGATGCTGTGCATCTCCACCAACGGCTTCGAGCGCGGCAACATCTTCGACGACCGCTACGACTACGGTTGCCGCATCCTCGACGGCGAGGTCGACGACGACCGCTTCCTGCCCATCATCTACGAACTCGACTCCCGCGAGGAATGGGAGGACGAGACGTGCTGGATTAAGGCGAACCCCGGACTCGGCACCATCAAGAAGTGGTCGACGCTGAGGGACTACGTCTCCGAGGCGCAGCAGAACCCCGGCTTCCTGCCGACCGTGCTCACCAAGGACTTCAACATCCCCGAGAACCGCGCAGCGGCATGGCTCACGTACGAGGAGGCCGTCTGCGACGAGACGTTCGACATCTCCGAGATGGGCTTCCGCTACGGCATCGCCGGGTTCGACGCGTCGGACACGACCGACATATCCTCGGCCACGATGATGATGATGCGCCCCGGCGACGAGCATATCTACGAATTGCAGATGAACTGGCTCCCGGAGGCGTCCCTCACCGACAACGGCCTTCGCTCCGAGCGCGACGACGTGCCGTACAGGCTGTGGGAGAAGCGCGGCCTGCTCAGGATTGTGGAGGGCAACAAGGTTCCGAAGCAGGTGTTCCTGGATTGGCTCGAGGAGGTCAAGGAGCAGTACGACGTGTGGGCCTACGCCATCGGCTACGACCCGTGGCACATCATCGGCACCGACGAGACGAACCTCCAGCAGTACGTGGGCAAGGACAGGGCGGACGTGGTTCGCCAGGGCGTGAAGACGCTCTCCGACCCCATGAAGCAGATCAGGGCCGACTTCGCGGCCAACCGCATCGTCAACAACGGGAACCCCATGACGCAATGGGCGAGGATGAACGTGTCCGTCAAGACCGACGTGAACGCCAACATCCAGCCCGTGAAGCTGGGCGGCAAGGCCAAGAACCGCATCGACCCGTTCATGTCGGAGCTGTTCGCCTACATCGCGCTTCTCAGGCACTACGACGAATACCAGAACATCATCTAGGAGGCACCATGCGGCACGCGCTCTACTCAGGCTCCAAAAACCTCTACGGCGACATGCAGACAGCATGCAAGTCGCTCATAGCCAACTCGAACGTGGACAAGGTCTGGCTGCTCACGGAGGGCGGGTACGATTATGTGTTGCCCGACATGTGCGAGGTCGTGGACGTCTCGGGCCAGGGATTCTTCCCGAAGGATTCCCCGAACATGAGCAGCAGGTTCTCGTACCTCTCCCTGATGAGGGCCGCGCTCGCGCTCATGCCCGAGCTGTCAGGCGTGGATAGAATCCTCTCGCTGGACGTCGACACGGTCTGCATCAGGGATGTGTCCGGTATATGGGAATTTCCGCTAGATGGGTGCTACTTCTCGGCATCGCCCGAGCCAAGCGAGTGCAGGCGGCTGAAGAACATGCTCTATTGCAACACGGGTGTCGCGCTGTACAACCTGGACATGCTCAGGGACGGCAAGGCCAGCGAAGTGGTCGACGCGCTCAACTGGCGCAGGTACCCGAACATCGAGCAGGACGTGTTCTCGTTCCTATGCCAAGGCCATATCCACGAGATGCCGTCCGAATACAACTGCACGGAGTTCACCGAGGCGACAAACGTGGTGAGGATAAAGCACTACGCTGGGATGAAAGCTGAGAAGTGGCGCAACGAGCCGCTGGTGGCGAAATGCCGCGAGATGACGTGGGACGAGGTCATGGAGCGGCACGCGACGGTTGCGAGGAAGCATGGCTAGGGTGCTCCTCGCCGTCCCGAGCTTCGACAGGACCGCGAAGGCCCTCACGCTCGAGGCGCTCGTGAACCTCGACCGGGACGGCAACGACGTGGAGTGCAGGTGCTTCATGGGGTACAGCGTGGCGAGGGCCAGGAACTTCATGGCGCAGGCCGCGCTCGACGGTGGCTTCGACTATCTGCTGATGTGCGACTCCGACATGCTGCCGCCTAGCGACGGGCTGGCGAACCTCATGTCGCACGACGTGGAGGTGTGCCTCGGATGGGGCGTGAGGGGTTCTAGCGATGACGGGCAGACGAGCGTCATCAAGCCGAACACCCAGGGCTATCACGAGAGCTACTATGCACGCGAATTGAGCGCGCTCGACGGCCTCGTCGAGGTGAAGGGCGGCGGGATGTGCTTCGCCCTCATCAACGTGGACGTGTTCAGGCGTTTGCCGAGGCCGTGGTTCAAATACGTGGATTATCCCAACGGCTCCGCGCTCGGAGAGGACTACTACTTCTGCCAGCAGTGCGGCTCGGCGGGGCTCAAGGTGCATGTCGACACGAGGGTCGGATGCGGCCACATCCACGACCGGATTCTGGAGGCGAGATGAACGAGACGAAGCGCCTGGACGGCTTCGACGAGATTCCGTTCGACGGCGATGAGGACGCCGGGAGCTGCTCGCGGTGCCTTTTCGCCGTCGATGTCGAGAACGCGTTCGGCGGCAGCGACTACATATGCGGCCCCACTGGCGAGGACGTGACGTTCGCCGCGGGCCGACTGTGCTTCACCGAAGCGGATGGCTAAGGAGTTCGCCAGGGCCTTCTACAAGTCCGCAGCCTGGGAGCGGACGAGGGAGGCCGCGATGAGGAACGCGCAGGGCCTCTGCGTCAGGTGCAGTGAGCAAGGCAAGCTGACGCCAGCCAGGGTCGTGCATCACATGGTTCCTCTGACACCGGAGAACATCGACGACCCAGCAGTCTCGTTGAACCTGGACTTGCTGATGCCGCTGTGCCACGAGTGCCATGGCATCGTCCACGACGAGCTGGGCGTAGGAGCGCCGTTCGTCAGGAGCAAGTCCGACCGCGAGCTGGACGAGCCGAGGGTAGCCTTCGATGCGATGGGCAACGTCATCAGGCTGTAGATAATCCGGGGCGATTTGGGGACGCATTGAGAGCATTGGCTGGATTGTCCTGGTTCTAGCCTCGCATCGTCCTGGACTGGCCCATGCCGCCGCATTTCCATGGGGCTGGTTCCACATGCTGAGCTGGAGCTTCACGTGGGCGTATACGCGTGGGCGTAATACACGCTGGTGCGCATAATTAAGCGTGCGGTTTAAGCGCATGTGTATATATTTTCCCGGAGAGTTGGAAAAATTTCGCGGTGATATTTTTGCCTCCCGCGCCGGACCCCTGGTGGCCTGGGGATTCGTGAAGATTATGGGGGCATATGCGGTACCCGGTACCCGGCAACACGAACGGGATACCCGCCACAATCCCGGCATCCCGTCCCGTCCCGGCATCCCGTGGCATGACATCCACCTATACCCATTGCATTGCATGGCACGGCATACACCTATATCCATGGCATGGCATCCACCTATACCCATTGCATTGCATGGCA